TAAATCTTTAGAAGTAGATGAACCTGGTGCTGAAGTTAATATTGAAAATATTCGTAAAGCTATGAATATTGATATTACTGATGATGAAGGTAATCCTGTAGAATTTACTGATGATATTGATGGTATTAAGAATTATATTAATTCAGCCATCGAACTTAGATCTAATGAAGTAGCACAAGCTGCTGTTAACAAAGTATTTGTTGACAATCCTATTCTTAAACAATTTGTTGATTATCTTACTGTAAATAACGGTGACCCTCATGGTTTTGGAGAGCGTCCTGACCGTAGTGGTATTACAGTAGATGAAAAATCTGAAGAGCAACAAATTGCAATCATTAAGACTGCTGCTAAAGAGTTCGGTAATGCTTCTCTTAATGATAATTATATTAAGTATCTTAAAGATTCTGGTGGTCTTTATGATGAAGCTAAAGTTCAGTTAGCAAATCTTCAAGCTGCTGATAAGAAACGTGATGAAGCTTATGCACAAGAAGCAGAAGCTCAACGTAAGAAAGAAGAAGAAAGTACTTTAGCTTATTGGAAAGATATTAAAGAAACGGTTACTAATCGTAAGATTGGAAATTATACTCTTCCTGAAACTTTTGTTCGTACAGTTAATGGACAGAAAATTACAACAACTCCTAATGATTTCTTTGATTATTTGTATAAGCAAACCAAAGATGCTGATGGAAATGTTGCTACAGCTTATCAAAGAGCTTTGGCTGCTAAGACTGCTGAACAAGAGCGTGATGAAGAACTTCTTAGTGCTTGGTTGACGTTTACAGGTGGAACTTATGAAGACCTAGTAAAGATGGCTATTAATAAAGAGCAAGTTAAAACTTTAAAACTCGTTGCCAAAGGTAATAAAGGTCATGGTGCTGTTCGTATTACTAAGCCAGCTAATAATAATAATAAGGCTGTTGACGATATTCGTTTCAGCTAATGTTTAATTAATTAATTAATAACTATGTACGCAATTCGTGAAGTGCAACGTGGTAACTATGATGATAGAGGTTACTCTAATGAGGAAACCATTGCTCATCTTATGCTTACCAAACCAAGTGAGATTAATGCTATGCTGACCTATACCTTTGGTATGGACGATGACAGATTCCCACTTAATTTCTTGACAGAAGGACAAGGTACTGCTGGTGTTGTTGATATTGACACTACAGATTGGACTTGGAAGACTATGGGTCGTATGAAGTTCAATGATTCTGTTCTTTATTTTAATACTGCTAATACTACTCCGGGTAAAGGTGGTGCTACATTTGAAGTTGAGTTTAAGACACACTGGTTTATTGAACAGTACGGTTTGATTGCTCCTGATGGTGTAACTCAAGTTCGTATTATGAAAGACCTTGGTCATGGTTCTCATGGTGGTTATTTGTATCGTCTTCGTATTACAAATCCTAATCCAAATGCTTATGTAAATGTAGCTCAGAATCTCCAAGTTGGTCAATATTGGTCTTTGACTGCTCCAACTATTCCAGAGTCTTTCTCTAAGGGTAATCGTACTAATACTATGGGACCTGGTAAGATGACTTCTCAACTTGAGTTCCATCGTTATAGTAAAGAGATTGCAGGTAATATTAGTAATACAGTTGTAACTTATGAGTTTAAGACTGGTAGTGGTGGTACTACTAATCTTTGGATGAATGAGGAAATGCGACAATTTGAGTTGCAGCAACGTGTTATGAATGAGGAGCGTCTTTGGTTTGCAGAGTATAATAAGACTGTAAATGGTGAGATTACTCTTGTTGATGAAGATAATGGTCAACCAATTCCTCATACAGCTGGTATGCAGCAGATTTGTCGTGAAAGTAATTATGATACTTATGGTGAGGAACTTACTTTGAATAAGTTGAATCGTACCATTGGTGATATTCTCGACCGTAATACTGATACAGGTAATATGGATATTGTTCTTGCTTGTGGTAAGGGTTTCGTAGAGGACTTTGACCGTGCTATTAAGAACGATGCTCGTGAGAATGGTTTTGTTACTCCTCTTGGCGATAAGATGATTCAGCAATCTGCAACCGGTCTTGCTTATGGTAATTACTTCCGTCAGTATAAGACTGTTGATGGTCACATTATTACTTTGAAGCATCTTGGTTTCCTTGACCGTGGTACATTTGCAGATAATGCTCGTGACAATGGTATGATTCATCCTCGTACAGGTCTTCCAATGACTTCTCACCAAGCATTTATGCTTGATACTTCTTCTTATGATGGTCATAACAATATTCGTAAGGTTCGTATGAAGGGTCAAGAGCATATTGCTGGAGTTGTTAAAGGTCTTACTCCAATTCCTGCTTCATGGGGTGGTTTCCCTGCTAATACACTCTCTACAGATATTGATGTATCTCGTTATGAGGTTAAGGATTCTTATGGTCTTCAAGTTGACCGTAACACTAAGTTCTTCCACCTCAAGTGTGTATTGTAATTAATTAATTAATTTGTAATGCTATGACTGATTTAAAAATGGCTATTCCTGTTGGAAGTCCTTCAAATAGTAACAATAATCAAGCTGCTAAACCAGCTAATAAGACACAAGCTCAAGTAGAAGCAGAAGAGAAAGCTGCACAAGAAGCAGAGCTTGAAGCTCCATATTATGCTTCTAAGAAAGTTGTAATTTCATCTGTTCGCAATTATTCTGCTTATCGTAGAATTAATATGCAAGCACTTGGAAAACCTAAAGCAACTATTGGTTCTTCTGTTAAGTCTGTACGTATTCTTATGAGTGATAAAGGTGAACTTGCTGCTTATTATCCAGAACTTATTGGTATGAGTGCAAATCATCCTGATTTCATCACACGAGTTAAAGGTTATCTTAATAACATTTTCTTTAATGTAGATGATGGTGACAAAGTACTTAATTGTTCTTTTAACTATAATCACAAGAAAGATTATTTAGCTATTCAAGCTCAAGAAGATAAAATTCTTGCTGAATATGATAAAGTTGACCGTTCTAATGAAGCAGAACTTTATAAAGCTGCTTGCAAACGTGATGAAGCTCTTACTCATCTAGAGCAAACTAAGTATCGTTATGGTACTCCTGAAAACATTGCTGAGTATATTATTTATCGTCATTGTTTGAATTATCCTGATGTAGCTAAAGATGAAGCATTTATTAATAGCAATGCTAATCTTCGTTTCTATATTAAGGATGTTGCTAAAGAAGAGAATCGTAAGACTAAGCTTATTATTGAACGTAAGAAAGCTATTGAACGTCTTGTTGAACTTCAAAGTTCTCCTAGTAAAACAAACGCTGTTTATATTCAATATTGTCGTGTTAGTGGTCTTAATATTTCTGATGGTCTTGCTAAGTCTAATCTTGAGCAAGTAAACGACTTGATGATGTTTGCTACTAATGACCCTAAGAAGTTTAATTCTATTGTAACAGATAAGAATCTTCTTGATAAGGCATTTATTGAAACTTTGATTACTAGAGGTGAACTTGTTCGTTCTGATTATAATCAACAAATTAATACTCCTGATGGTCAGTTTATCGGTGCTAATATGAATGACGCTATTGCATATTTCAAGAATCCTGATAATGCTGGTTTAAAAACTAAATTAGAAAATAAACTTAAACTAATGTAGTTTATGAAAATATTAGAAATGCACGAAATGTTTAGACAGTATGCTCAACAAATGGGTATGCAAAATGTTAGAGCTATTTTGCCTGAACAAATTGATTTACTAATCAATAATAGTATTTCTGATACCATCAATCAAGTTATTACTCAAAACATTGGTATAACCAATGATAGAGTTATTAGTGACGCTTCAAAACTTAATCAAATCAACGCCTTGAAGTCTTTATATAAAGTATGGAAAGGTGATATATCCGCAGTAACTATCAAAGGTAAGGAGAAAACTAATTACATTATTAGTTTTCAACTTCCTTTGACTGCTTTAAAAACAACTGGTAGTTATACAGAAGATGGAGAAGTTGATACTGCTATTAATTTCTTATATGCAGTTGATTTATCAATTAATTATAAGAAAACTGATTTCATTACTAACATTTTTCCTATTCGTATTGTAGATGACCAATTTCTTGCAGATGTAGTTAATGATTTTGTTTTAGCTCCTAAAATGAGAAGTCCTGTGGCTTCTATTCATGATAATCTTATCGAACTTTATGTTGATAAGGCTGATGTAAAACCTGCTGATTCACAACCATTTGTTTTTAATGGTGTAAGTTGTAATGAACTTAGATTTAGTTATATTGCAAAACCTGCAAAAGTTAAGTATGCAGAAGATGTCGATGGAACTAATGTTGATTGTGATTTACCTGATTATATGCACGTAGATATTGTAAAACATGCAGTTGAACTTTATCAAATTGCTAAAGCTGGAAGTCTTGCAACAAGTCAACAAGCTCAACAAGCTCAACAACGTGAAGACATAAGAAATAATTATCGTGATGATGGTAATCAAAGACAATAATAATTTAAATAATTAATAATATGAGACAACTTTTTATTGTAAGCGCTGCCGCTACTATTGCTGCTGCTTCAGCAAGTGCTTATGACCTTACTCAAGTAGGTGCTGGTTCTCTTGGTATTGCAGAGCTTGGAGGTGATAAATATCTCGCAGCTGCTCCTACTAAGGACTTCGCTATTGCTTATGGTCGTCCTAATTCTCAAGCAGTAGTAGTCGCTGTTAATAAAGATACTTTGACTGTAACTAAGCAGACAAAGCAAGCCGGTACTAAGTTTAAAGCTAGTGTTACAATTCCTACTCCAGTTATTGGTAAGAATTATACTATTGACTTGGTAAAGATGGGAACAGAGAAGCATGAGCGTTATGAGTACACTGCTACTACTTGTGCAAAGGATGGCGATACTGCTACTTCTATCGCTGCTTATCTTGTTAAGGAATTGAATGCTAAGATGGAGAATACCAAGTATGGTATTTCTGCTTCTAATACAGCTGGTGCAATTACTGTAACTGCTACAGATTATGAGGGTTGGAATTTGGTAGCTGCTGATGATTTGGTTGGTGCTACTGTTACAACTACTGCTCGTGGTCAATATCCTACTTGCGATGCAGCTTATGTTAAGAATCTAGCTTCTATGTGTGCTCAGAACCGTGGTTTTGAGAATACTTATCAAGATGGTGCTAGTATTTATCCAGGTTATCCTATGACCGTAGATTCTGATGATTATAAGATTTATAATCTTCGTTTTAAGAATCCTCGTGATTATGGTCGTACTCGTGATGAAGCTGTTTGGCAAGAAGTAATTATTGCAGTTCCTACTGCAAATACTGAGTTTGTTACAGCTTTGGATAAGATTATTTAACTTCAATAGGTATTAGAATAGTGGAGAGTTGTCCCAATGGATGTCTTCTATAGGGCGGCTCTCCTGTTATAGTAACTATATGGATGATTTTGGTTCAGTTAATCAAATAGTATCTGATGCCATTAAAGATTCATCTTATGTTACAGTTCTAATAAGTAGTGGAGTTTATATACTTTATACTCTTATTATAAAACTTGTGGACTTGTTTAAGGCTAAAGACAGAAATAAGCCAATAGTCCAAATGGCAGAAGCTATTAAAGAAGTTACTGAAAATGTAGTCAAGCTTAATGCTGTTTTAAGTAAAGCTTTCCAAGATGCAGAAAATAAAGAAGCTGCTAAATTAAAGAATGTAATAGGAATTGCTTTTGATAGTTTTCAAGCTAATGTAATTAAATCTTGTAATGATGTTATTATTCATAATAATATTGATAAGAATAGAGATTTAATTAAAGAGAATTTGTTTAAAACTATTAGTACCGAATATTATAAACTTTATAATGTTTTTTCTGCTTATGATATAGATGGTGTAAATGTAGCTACAAAACTTAAAGATGAATGGGTAGATGATATATCTAAAGAATGTTTAGACATTATTTATAACGGTCAAGATAATACTGTTAGAATAAGTCAAATTAGTAATAAACTTAGTTTGATTGCTAATGAACATTCTGTTTATGTTAATAATAAAGTTTTCAATCACTGATTAATATAAGATGTTCTTATGTATAATTCTGATGATTTAAATATAATTCAAGAAGACCTTGAGAAGAAGGAGCTTATGTCTGTTAAGACTGAGGAAGTTCTTTCTTCTCAAGGTTATCTTGTTAATGAAAGTAAGAAATGTAAACGAGCTACTGTAAACATTCTTATTCAATGTTTTGACAATCCTGATTGTCTTGATAATGAAGCTAAGAAAAGTTTAATAGCTCAAGTTAATAATATTAAGTAGTAGTAACATGGAACAAATTAAAGTTACTGGTTTCTCTAACCCCCCTGTAGAAGAATCTAGTGGGAGTGTGTATCAAGGTTCTACTTTGGTTGGTGATACTTATAATAAAGTTGTTACTAAACAAATTAGTAGAAATAGTACAGAAGAGATTTCTCCTGAAGTAGTTTATATGACTATTCCTAGAGAATGGGTTTGTACTTATCATCAACTTATTAATTATATGGCTGATGCAGGTAAAGCAATTATTGATGATTGTTCTTTTGCTTGTGAAGGTGATGGTAAGAAGTTGTTTAATTGTTGGGGATTGTTTAATTCGGCTTGCGCTGCTTATCAGCAACTAGATTATACTAAAGCTGAGTTTTTCCATAATTATGTAAAACAACAACTCGAAGAGTATTATAAAAATCTTGGTAAAGAGATTTATAATGGAGGTAATTATTATCCAATTACTCCTGATGGTAAACTTAAAGCTCTTTGTAGTTGTAGTGGCGGTAATGTTAGATTCACTGTAGATATTGATACAGGAAGACTTTATCAAGAGTATCTTGATAATCAAGATGATGATGAAGTATTTATAGTTCAAGATGATGGTCATTTGAATGTACAATCTGACAACAAAGTTTAGCCATCAAATCAATAAATTTTGAGGCAATTTCAAGTATGAACTTTCGCTTAGACCCAATTTATTTGCATTCTAAGTGGTTCATATAGCTCGCTTGATTAATTAATCAGCTTTGATACGAAAGTGTCTCAGAAGTCATTAAAATGAATTTTAGTAAAATAATTTGACATGAAACAATTTAGTAAAGATTTAGGTCGTGTATCTGTTGTTCCTAGTGGTGCTTGGAATAGTGATATAGAGTATGAGAAACTATCTGTAGTATATGATAAGTGTACTAATCTTAGTTATCTTGCAAAACAAAGCGTTCCGGTAGGAGCAAGTATTGATAATCGTGAATATTGGCAACCGATGAATGTTAGCGGTTATGCTGATAATAATTTCATCAATCTTACTACTGTAAGTAAAGATGGTACAATTACTGCTTACGAAAATATTAACGAAGCTATTGTTGCCGTTGTAGAAATTAATCGTAAGCCTGGAGCTGTACTTAGTTTTTATAATATTAATTCTGATAGACTTGACGCTCAACCAGAGTTTGAACTTTGGCAATTTAATTCTACTGATTTAACTAATTGGGAGAATGAAGAATATTGGAATAATATTTATTTTAATTGGAATGTATTTGTTGGTTGGTATGTTGGAGCTGATGCTCTTAAAAAACATGTGGCTAATCCTAATGTAGGTCAATATGCTTATGTCGGTACTAGTCTTAATGACGCTTTGCTCTATCAGTGCAGAACTAATGGTACTTGGACTAATACAGATACAAAAGTTCGCGACCATATTTCTGTTGTTGTTAAAGGCAATGTTGAAATTGGTTCTAATGGTAACTGGTTTAGTAATGGTAAAGATACTGGCATTCCTGCTACTCCTAAAGTAGATGAAACTCTTGATAGTATTACTAAAACTTTAGCAAATTATCAACAATTATTTGATAATCAAACATTAATAAACAAAGAATTAAATAACAATATAAAATCAAATAAAGAAATCATTGCTAAAATTCTAGCAGCAGTAACAAAACAATAAATTATGTATATCATGGTAGAAATGAAAAATAGTAAGTCTGAACTTAAAAATAAGATTAGACGTATGCGTGAAGAACTCGAAGATTTAGAGGAAGAACTTTCACGTTGTGAAGATAAAGATAATCGTTATGAAGATGATGATTATCGTAGTAGAGATAGATATGATAATGACCGTTATCGTGAACGAGATAATTATAATCGTGAACGTGGTCGTTATAGTAGGTATTAATATTTAAGCCGCCCTGTAGAAGAAAGTTAGTGTTGAAGTTGTTTTCAATGTACACTCTTCTATAGGGCGTCTCTAGAAACTAGAAATGCTATGTATAAAGAAGGTTTTGATACTTATGATGAAATACCTGAAGATATGTTAGTTTATCTTCGTTATAATGGACGACATTTTAATCGTAAATTAGTAGAGTTTGCTGTTAGCAAAATGACTACTAAAGATTCTAATGGAACTGAAATAGTTTTAGAACCTATTACACGAGAACAATTAAAAACAATGATGCAACAAAATCGAGTACATTTGAATAGTAGTGATAATTATT